TAGGGACTGTAATAGTCAATATTCCCACAATCGGGTTGTAATTTGCAGTTGTAATTGAGTGTTGTGTAGGCCCTGTTAAACCATGATTGTTGACTGTTAAAATTAATGAACCAGTGCCAGGATTGTAGTCTGCATTTGTAGGAGTGGTGTTAGCTCCACCAACTACAGTAATACCTTCATTAATTGTTTTTTCGGGAACAAATGTATGAGCATAATTACCACCAACCTTAATTGTCTTTTCGTCAGAACTTACATATGTGTGTGCGTAGTCACCACCAGCAAACGTAGATGTTGCAGTTGCACTATAAAACTCATGTAAAAATGGCCCACCAGTTAATAATGCACCTTCTTCTGCACGAAGGAATTGGTGAGGATAATCACCACCATATATCAATGCACCAGTAATTGCCTCTTCAAATCTGTGAACGTATTGATTCTTGACACGAGATATACCAACATCTATTGCAAGTGCAGTACCAGCATAACCTGTGATGGGTAGAGATGTATCGTATGCAGTTGATCTACTTCTTGGATAGTAATGATCTTTTGCACCACCGTCTATGGCACATGTAAATGCAAGACCAGTTAGAATAACATCTTTACCTACCTTATAGCCGTGAGGTGCGGCAGTAGTGACAGTTAGAACTCCAGTTGTATTATCATATAATGCACTAGAAACGCCTAGGGCAGGGTCATAGTCGCAAGTAAATGCAATACCAGAAAGAACAACACAATCATCTTCTGTAAGATTATGATTTTTTCTAGTTGTTACAGTTGCAATACCAGATCTTTCATCATACTCAACATGACCAACTTGAACTGCTGGAGCACTTGTAAATGTTACCGCAATTCCTGTTGTTTGAACAAAATCATCGGTTTCTAATCCATGTCCTTCAAATTCTATAAACGAACCAATACCAGATTGTGCAGTGTGGATGCCAGTGGTTGTCATGGCAGCGCCAATATTCACGGTAAAGTTCTTTGCACTTAAAATGCCAGTGACTCCATAATATTTTTGCGAATCTGATGGGAATGTTATATCTCCAACGTTAGTATTAAATTTAACACCAGTTAATTTTATTACACTTGAAGTTGTTAGTCCATGAGAAGCTGCAGCATGAATAGTTGCAATACCAGAGAATGAATCGTAATCTAATTCAGATATGTTTATACTTGATCCAACCTGATCTCCAAAAGCAGTAATAGTGGTAATTCCATTTGAAGGAGTTTGATCTAAGAAAGATATGGTTCTTGGTATGTAAAAACCAGTTCCTCCTTCCACAATACTAAAGTTTGTAATTATACCTGCTTCCGCCCTGTTTATTACACCACCACCAACATACTGATGTTCAAAGGTTGATATACCAATAAACGCTTCAAATGTGTTTGTTGTAATACCAATAATATCGAAACCTGTTACATTCCTACCTTCCAAGATGGCAGTATCAACACCAGCACGAACAGTTCCACCCCCTTCATAGGATAAAGGTTGTGTGGCGATACCTAAGTTGACTAGGACGTTAAGACTATCAATAACTTCTGTGACAGGATAGGCGTCTTCTCTGAGGGTGTATGTGGATATACCATCACTTACCTGAATACCCTGAAGCAATAAACTTCTACTTTGATTTTCTCCTACACCAAGATAGTGTCCACCAGTTACACCAATGGTTGCAATACCTGAGATATAGTTAAATCCAAACGTGTTGATATTTCTTGCAGCAGATATTGGGGTGAATGTAAATCCAGCACCAGTAACTCTTACTCGATCATCAATTTCAAATCCATGAGAAACAGCGCCTGTGTTAAATGTAGCGATACCACTAATATGGTTATAAACTGCTGTTGAGATTGCGATACTAGTTGTAGTAGATACTCCAAGGTGTGCAGTAATACTTGCCCCATAACCTTGAGATGATCTTACACTTATTTCGGGGACTGATCTATATCCTTGACCCTTTCCTTCTATTTGTATAAATTCAAGACTACCAGTTGTTCCTACACCAACTCTTAGATCTGCTTTAAGTGGTAGATAATATCCAGAACCAGTTTGTATTCCAACTTTTAAAATTCTTCCCGCTCTTGGAACACCACTTAGAAAATTAATTTTATTTGTGTCGGAATCTACTATCTCAAAATCAAGGCCTGGTGTTTGTACGATATTATTGATTAGAATAAACGGATTATTATTTACATCTACACCTGTGTTTACACTGTTATAAAGTGCAGTTACAACACCTGTATTTTCAGAAAGTGTGAATTGAGTTCCAGCGACACCTGTAAAGTCTAATGATATATCATCTAATATTACGTTTTTGTCTTTCTCATCAAATGGATCTAATTTTCTTGAAAATAGTCTACCAGAAAATGATGATCCTGTTTCTAATCCTACAGGGCCAGATTTTCCATATGGAGCATCTGTAAAGAATATATTATCTTCTACAATATTATAATCACCAGCAAATACAGAGTATGCAATACCAGCTCCGTGACCAGCAGCTTGTGTACCAAAAGCACCCCTCTCTACGGCAATTTCAGAAGATGAGGATGTACTAAAAACTGGATAGTAACCCAATCCAGATTTAAAAATAATAACTTCAGATATAGTTCCAACGCCACTTATAACTGGAAAGAAAACACCTTCCGTTGTTGGATCGGATGTCCCTTCAATTACAATCTTTGGTGGATCTGTTTTTGCATAACCTGTTCCTCCATTTAAGACCTGTATGGAACTAACTCCATAGAATGAGTCAAAAGATGGTTTTAGGAGGGCTCCTGATCCAGGCGTAGTCCTTGGCATTTACTCGTTTCCCTCAACTAATGTTAATAGAACTACTGCAATAAACTCTGGTAACTCCAGTGCTATCACGAATAATACTAAACGTTAAGATGTCTTCGTTTGATGTAGATGGCGGAGGATTACCACCCACCCATCTAATTCCTGTTGCAACTGATGCTCCATTTACTGTAACTGTATCTCCATAAGTGTATCCAACTCCAGCGTTGATGATAAGTGTAGATGTAGTTGCTTTACTGTTCTGTCCACTAACATTCGTAAATGCCCATGAAGTAATTGATGTTGTTGCAACACCACATATCACAGATCCTTGTGAAACGTCAATAGTAAACGTTCCACCAGCACTAACACTCATGCCATCACTAAAATTACCTACAACTTTTTCAGTAATATCAGAGTTAAAGTTAACTTGATCCATTAGTGTGCTTGCACCACTAACTAAAACATCACCTTTAACATCTAGTCTACATGTGGGAGAAGTAGAACCAATACCAGTATATGCATCTTTCGTAACTACAAATGACTTATTATCAGTTACATCTTGATCAGAAACTCTAAATCCATGTCCATTACCTTTTGCTACTGCCCAAATAGTTGGTCTTTCATTTGAGAATGATGCAACTTCTAGTTGAGATGTAGGTAGAGATGTTCCAATGCCGACCATACCGTCAGCTTTGATTCTAAACATCGTTGCAGCGAATCCAACTTCTATTGGGCCATCTGTGATTGCACCTGGCTGTTGGATTGTTATCTTACCAATATCAGCATAACTTGATGTTACAACACCAGATGTATTAATATCAATATTATTTGTGACGCTCGATGCCATACCAGCAAGAACAGATGTTGATGCAATACCACAGTTAGTTGCAAATCCAGATGTGCTAGCAAAAGAAACAAAACTTACAAGATTAGTACCGTCTCCGAACTTATCGTATATTTCGTTAAAATTATTATTAATCTTAATAGTCCCTGCCAATAGGGTATCGCCCGTCCCATCATTAGGAGCAGAACCAGTACTAATCCCTTGTTTAGCCATTACTTAAAAACGTTTTTTCTTTATTTATAGTTAATATGGAGGGTTATCATCCATAGTGATTGAAGTATCAGAAACTTTTACAACAGAAGAGTTAAGTCTCTTGGTGTCGTAGAAGAAATTATTATCAACAGTATTTTCAATTTCAGCTGTTCTTGCATTAACAAATGTAGCATCTCCTATCTGTTTTACCTTAACAAATTCATCATTTAGTTTTAATACATCTCCCTTAGTCAATGATCCTATTCCAGCACTAACTGTTATAGTTTCGGTGTTAACGCCAACTGCTTCAGAGACTGTAACTTTCAATCTCTTATTAGTTAAAGGAGTCTGAATTATGTTATCAACCATAATCAGAGCCTGTTTGTTAGGTTCTGTGACTGATAATATATGAGTTCCAGTTCCCAGTGAAGTAAAATCTAAGGGTAAAGACGTAGAGAATCCAGCAAGTCTGAATTTAAGATCATCTACTTTCTGAACAAACATCAAGTCAGGCATTCTGTCTGTTCCACATTCTACAGGTGATAGTGTAATGTTATCGCCTGGCGTTGCACCACCTATGTATGTCCCTGCAATAGAGATTGTATTGGTGGTCGCATATCCAGTTCCACCAGTAACAACACTCACACCAGAAATATCTAAGTTGGCATCTCTAGTTACATTGAATGTTGCTCCTGTTCCACTACCATCATTAGTAGAAGGAATATTACTATAAGTTGTTTCTATTCCAACTCTTGATCCTGTTGTTTTAGTAACAGGGAAAGATAAGTTATTAGCTGGTGTTGCTCCACCAAGGTATGTACCAGCAATACTTACAGTATCACCAACAATGTAATCTCTACCACCATTAATTAATGTAACAGCAGTAGAAATACACTGACCAGTGGTTTGATCGAAGTCAAACTTAACTTGGAATATAGAACCACTACCACTTCCTCCTGTGCCAGGCACGCCGCCATCCGCATTTCCAAATCCATATATTCTGAACAGAGGGCCTGGAGGATTTTCTGTTACAGCAGTTCCTGTTACGGGGCCTGGGATCTGAATATTGTAACCATTTTCATACATTGCACTTCCACCAATACCAGATGTTACTACAGACATAACAATAGATGTTATACCTGTGACATGGGAAGTAGTTGCAATACTTATTTTGTCACCACCTTGAGTATCTAATCTGACTGGTTGGCCAGTTTGGAAATCATGATTCTGTATATTTATTTGATTCAACGCAAGATCTACTTGAGTGAAAACACCAGTAGCTAAGAATGACTTTTTAAATACTGGTTTACCGCCAGTTGAGAGTTGAAATTGTTTACTACCGACTAAAGTTCCTGTTCTATCATGTTTACCATCAAATCCAGTAGATATATCATCCAAGTTCAAGACCTTATTAGTCTTGTTCATAATGAAACTCTTAATTGGTCTGCCTTCTGGGAAGAAGATTCTTTGAACAGATCCATCTGGTAAAGGATCGTCCTCAGTAATCATTGCAAAATTATCTCTTTTACCCATGAACATATCACTGTCTATGTTCAAGATTAGATCAACTTTAGTATCAACAGCTTGAATTTTCATATTAGTAGATTTGGCAATCCCTACACTTGGAGCATTTGCGATAGGATCACTCTCTACAATAAGATCTGAAAACTCTAGGAAACCTGATGGGTGAACAATAGATTTGACAGATTCCTTCCATGTATCATATGGTAATTTACTCTTAATTGAATAAGAGAATTTTTGGAAGTAGAAATTATCTGATAATCTCTGGCTGAAATCGTTGAGGATACCAACGTTCATATCATTCTTAGAAACTTTGTCTCTACTGACTCCTAAAGTAGTATCAACACTAAATTTGTTTACATCTCTCACTTCTCCTTTTAGTTTTGATACTTCACCAAACAATAAGTCTCCAGATTGTAAAGTACCTAAAGTATCTCTAAGTCGAAGTTGACCAATATTTACATTCCAACCATTTTCCGCTACAAATCCTTCAAATTTACTAGATGTGACTTTTTCACCAGATAAGAACTTAGAATCATCAATAATTGTCATGTTGAACTTCGCCATATCGTTGAAGTTAACAATAGATCCTAGTGTAAAGTCATCATCATAATCTCCTAGTGTTACTGTTGAAATACCAGGCGCATCTGCCATACTGAACTGTACAGTTGCGTTTGAAGTGTTTACTCCTGTAACCGTATAGAATGAGAAATCATAATCAGCAGAGTTAAAGTTACGTTCCCCATTGAGTATAGAGTCTGGTTTCAATCTACATCCTTCAACGAATACTTTATCACCAATGGCAAAAGGTAACTTAGTTTCTGTAGATGCAAATCCAGTTGTTACTGGTATGTTGAATTGTGCATCTAATAGTAACTCAGCGGTGACTGTAGTGCCACTATGAGTGATATTATCAATATCATAACCATTCGAGTTGTTAGTTGTGATGATACTTAAAGGTTCTTTAAATTCAAAAGCATTCTTAACGATTTCTACTCTATCAACAGATCCACCTTCCACATGAGCAACAATTTGAACGTTGTCATTACCTCGAACTGAAAGAATAGGAGGTTGATTGTATCTTATACCTCCATCAACTACTTCAATTTCATTTATTCTGGCAATACCACTTATATCAACAATAGCTGGAACACTTAAAAATGGTAATAAAGTAGGATCAGTCGGGTAATCAAATCCATCTTTTATCCTCTCAATAAGATCAATCTTACCAATGTCAGGAGATGATACTTTTACAATGGCATCTTTACCTTCTGTGCTTGCAAAACCAATAACTTTAGGTAAGACTGTATATCCTCGGCCTGGGAAGTTTATCTTAGTTCTAAAAATAGGGCCCCTAGAATTTGTTGATGTCGTGCTATATGTGATCGTACTTACACCAACTCTGGAAACAAATTTTTGAGATTCTAATGGTTTTTGTTTTAAATTGAAACTAAAATTAGTATCATCAATTTTGATAATTGAATGTTCATTCCTAATTACAATATTATTGAATGTAATGTTATTTCTACCAGTTACTTCGGTATCAGAAGATCCATATGTCTTTCTGGCGTCAGAAGGAACTACAGGTGTAAGGTCATAGAAAGTTTTACTTGGCCAATCTGTATCTGTTTTAATAGTTACTGTAGCATCAGTGTTTCCAGGCACTCCACTTCTAGTGATATTAAATCCTGTAAGATTAGTACCACTAACATCTAATTTATTGTTGAAACTAAGATCATCAAAGAAATCCAATCTCATATCTAATAAACTTTGATCAGAAACATCAAATGTTATTACATTACCAGTAGTAAATGTAAGAGGTGGATTTATTTTAGCAAGATAACTTAAATTATTGGCACTTGATGTTGTTACTGTCGATATTGAAACGGGATTAGAATCAAATACGTCGGACTTGTACTTACATAATTTTATAAAGTCACTATCTTCTCTAAGTACAAAATATGTTTCGTTATTTACTAAACCATTGATTGTATTCCCATTATCATAAAAAACGACTTTATCGCCACTCTGTAAATCTTCATCATTGATGTTTATTTGAGTTAAATCGGCAGAAAAACTTGTATATGTAAATCCTACTCTCTTTGTAGTTACTTTAGCAAGAACTGGATCATATCTAATAACTGTAGACTCGGTAGATTTTGGTAAGGCATCTATTGTAATCAAATCTCCAGTTTCTAATTCATGATTAGAAGAAACTCCTACTTTTCCAAAGAATTTCTCGACTTTAGCATTTACTCTTTCATAGGTAGTTGCAAGGGAGTGTGCAAACCCAGAATTGGATGCAACATTATAGAACCAAACAGCATCACCAGTTGTAGGGAATCCTAGAGTTGCTATACCAATATAATCTGGTTCAAAATTGATAGCATACACATCTCCATCTGGTAAAACTTCAGTTCCTACACCAGATGTAGCACCAGCAGCAACTTTTGCCCAAACAAGAGAAGTTCCACCAATACCCATGTTATAAACAAGTTTTTGACCAGTAAAGAACTTATGGTCTTTAATATAAATTCTTTGTTGTGGTACAAACCTGTTTTCTATGGTTTGTATTGTACTTAAACCAGTTAAAGGTAGAGTATAGTGTGTGCCTGTAGAACCAACACCAACTGTTTGTTGTGGATTAAAATAAGTTATATAATTTTCAAAAGTAAACCTAGTTACTGTGGAAGCACCAACAGGAAAAGAAAACTTATTGGGTTTTAGTACAACATTGTTAGTCCCTGCTGCATGAGTCATGGCAGCACCAACAAAATTCTCTCTATTTACAAATAATCTAGAGAACTGTTCATCTACTCCAGTGATAATGAATTTTTCAGTTCCAATACCTATTGTATCACTGGGAGCAAACCCAGTTGTATCAGTAACAAAAATTGAGGTGCTTACACCTGTGTTAGTTACATTATCTAAGTATGTTGCTAGTCCTACCGATCTGTTTTCAACACTAACTTTTCTATTACCATTGAATTCAGTAAACTGAGATGTGTTTATACCACTTATTGAAATGGTTTCACCATCAAGAATATCATGAGGCTCTGTGGTAACACCAATAATTTCTTTTTTGTTTAATCTTAATGTAGTATTGATATATGAAGATACGCCTACCTCTATGGTATCGACATCTTTACCTAGAATTTCACTGACAACAATATTTGCACCAGAACCATCAGTGCCTGTGTTATCGAGAGTTAATGTATCGTTTATCTTATAATTATTACCTCTAGAAAATATTGTTACAGATGTAATACCAGCACTTCTAGTTTTAGTAACTTCAAATTCTTGTTTCAGCGCATCTCTTACATCATCTATAAGTTCATATTCGGAATTACCAAATGTTAGATAATATGGTGATATATTTCTAGTGAGATTTCTAGAAATGATATCTATGTCTTGATTGAAGAAAGTTACAAAGTTTTCTTCTATTGGAGTATCTTTAAATTTAGATCCAAGTAGATATGGATATTTTGGTTTAGCAACACCACTAGAGTCAATATCCACACTATAGAAGTATGCGTATGTTCCATCAGGGAACTGAGGTGTAACACAATGTCGCCCACCGTACTCGTCTAGGTCGCCAGAGTTGTCAAAGACGTAATCATTAACAAAGTATCCAAATGCAAAGCCAGGAGGTCTTATACCCGATAGTAATGCGGTATTAAGAATATAACCAGAGTTTAATCTTCTGATTGCACCGCCATCTGGATTCTGATAACCATAAGGGCCATAAATTGGATTACCATCATAGGCGAATCCTAATATGGGAGAATGGAAAGCATTAGGTGTTTCTAAATTACCAGAGTCAATATTATCTCCAAGTTGATATCTCAACTTTTGTGGAGGGTACATTCCTATGGTTTGTAGTTGATATTCTGGGTTTGTACTTGGTTTTGTTAATATCGAATCTTCATCACTGATGATATTGCCATTCTTCTGAACTTGGTTAATTTTCCACTCTTTAACATTAGCAATAAACTTGGCAAATCTACCTCGGTTTCTTAAGTCTAAAGTTGTATCACTACTTCCATATCCAACACCACCATCTAATATCTGAACACCAGATATTTTATTGTTAGTAATTATAGGCCTAATATCCGCAAAACTTCCTGTAGGACTGTATATGATAATGTCGGAGTCTTGTCTATAACCATTTCCTGATGCTAGAATCTGTACATCTACAATAGAACCGCCAATAATGATTGGTTTTAATAATGCAGTAGAAACAACAGTTGCAATACCAACATCAGGTCTTCTATGGAAATCCATGATATTAGTACAACCATAACCTATACCACCATCTTCCAAATATACGTTATCTACAGATCCTAGAACTAATGGATCTATTTCTGGTTTTATAACAGTTGTGCTACCAATAGCAGATAAACTTTCAATCTTTACTACTATAGGCGGATACTTTATAGTATGTTTACCACTACCCAGACTGCTAATTACAGTCGTTTTATTTTTGTCATAATTTGTAAGATTTCTTTGTGTTGAAACACCAACATCACATAATCTAAATCTATTAGTGTCAACAACCTTTACGGCATACTGAGTTGTCGTAGAAAGTCCACTTGCAATATTCCCTGTTGTAGAGTATTCAACAATTTCACCATTTTGGAAATTATGATTGTATGCAAGTATATAATCATCAGATGTGCTTATACCAGATTGAATATCACCGTTCACACCTCTCGCTGGCACAATTACTTTTCTGTTTGAGTAACCAGATCCAGATTCCTTAACGTATATCTTTGTTATCGTATTTTTCGCTTGAAGTGAAGTAAACTTATGAAAACCAAAACTTATGTTTCCAATATTAACAGTGTTAATACCAACTTTTGCATCTTCTGGAGTATTGTATAATTTTATCTTTTTTTCATTGACTGGGCCAACATAATAAGTAGATCCACTAACAACGTTCACTATAGGAGTATTACCTCTAGAATCATAAACTATACCTTCACCAACTTCAAAGTTATGCCTCTCCTCAAAGGTAATACTCTCATCAGTTGTATCTACAGATGATCCATCTGCTTTAAAATTAGCAACAATACTTCCTCTGACTAGATTTGATTCTAAAACAGCGCCAGAACCATTACCACCCTCTACAGTAATTTTTGGTTTCTCCTGATAACCTATGCCTGGAGATACGATTCTTATATCCTTAAAAGATCCAACTACGTTGGCATGAGCAATAGCGCCAGTTCCTTGAGCATCATTAACTACAACTGGAGGGCCTGTTATAACATCATAATCTTCGCCTGGATTTGTAACCTTAATTTCAGTAATATTACCATGAAAAATTTGTTCATCAAAAACAGTTGGTGGGAATATTTCCACACCATTCGCCATCAAACCAATTGGTCTATTATTAATCTCTCTTTTATTAGGATCATCAAATAATTCCTTTTCTTTTATGAATGGATATTTTCTTATGATCTTTTGATTCTTTAGTGTCTTATTTTCCCAACCAGATTTGTAAATAAATTGACCAGTAGTTCCAGTTCTTACTGCAATGTATTTTTTAGAAAAAACGTCAGCGCCACTGAATGAAAGGTAAAACTCAGTTTGGTTGATTGCAGTTACAAAGTAAACACCAGTATTGATTCCACTATTTGTTGTATTATCCCAATAAATCTTATCACCAGTCACATAGTTATGTGGAAGAGGTGGTGGCGATGTCAGAGTGACGTTGGCAGCGTCAAAAGACTTTATAGTATAAGTAAACCCACCACCAAGTAAAAGATTGCCATTTGCGTCTGTGGCATCAGTAGTATCTGTTCTTACAAAGACTTTATTGTCTGTTGCAAAGATGGGATAGTTGGGTAGACCAGAAGAAGTCACATAAAAGAACTTTTCTTCTTTATCAAGGTAACTATTTTGAATACCTACTGGAAAATTACTTACTTCTGTAAAATAGTTGGAATTATGAGATGCTTTAGTAACAGTTTTAGTAATTACACTTGCATTTAGAGGAATACCGCCAGTCGCTTGTACAACTATGGTATTTGCATAAATTTGTTCGACATTTGTTGATGCATATTCAATTTGTTTAACTCTTATCTCCGATTGATCGCCATTATCGTTTTTTATGATTAAAATTTCATCAATATAAAAAACACAAGAATCAAATATAACAATTCTGTATGTATTGACGTTTACCTGACTAATATTTGATATATCATGACTAGAAGGAACATTGTATATCCAATTATTAAATTTTGGGTTGTCTCCTAAATCTTTACCAAAAGAAAGTAGCTTAAGTTTATCGCCAACTTGCATATTTGTTGATTTTGAAGCATCTACTTCATCAATTACATTTACAAGTCTAAATTGAAGTAAAGATGTTTGTCCAAATCCAGCATAAGCGTATGCCAACTTATTTTCAAGTATATCAGCGCCAAAAACCAAAGATGTTGAAATTCCTGTAACACCTAAAAACTGATTTATTGTTTTGTCAGTGTAACGTAGGTTTATGTAGTTGTCGCCAACTCTAGGTTTAACTAAAAGCGTTCCACTTTGACCAAATCCAACTGTAGAGTCCACAACAAGAGTTTCAGCATTGACTGGCGTAGCTTCCAAAGCTTTAGTTTTACCAGGCACTTGAAAATTACCGTCAAATGATGTAGAGTCGAGAGATATTTCATAAAAATCATTTTGATTGATTGGTCTATACTCTACATTGTAAATTGAAGCACTCGCAGTTCCAATTCCAGTTATATCTTGATATAAAAAGTTACCTATTGTCTCTAGTGGTTGACCGCCAAACAAATTTTCAGCAAGAACGTGTTTAGTCTTGAAATATACGTTCTCAGAAGGAATAAGTGTGTTCTCAATTGGTTTGAGAATCTCAATATCTTCTCCGTAAAGAAGTTTGAACAAAATTTGATACGAAGAGTCAGTTCCCTTCGACATGTAGAAGTCTTTTGCTCTAGTAAGAATATTACTAACAGATGTACCACTTACAAAATTTCTATTTTCAAAGCCAGGGAGAAATTCTGTTTTAAATTTGGTAAAAAATGTCTGTAAGAAAAGATTACTTAAGTTAAGTACAGTTGCACCAGTTAGATGTACTTCAGCATTGGTTTCTACAAAACTTAGATACTCTGCAGCATCTTCTTTTGATATTTGATCTATTCCACAAAATCCTCTTTTACAATTAAGAAAAGTGGTATCGGTTTTAGCTGTATATGTAATAATCTCGTTATCTATTTTCAACAAACCATAATTATCAGGCCAACCATTAGTTGAAGTTACTGATATTGTGGTGTCAGCAGCATATAGATCAATACCTAGTGTTGTAGATGGAATTAAACTCTCATTATTAAACGCTTCAATCTTTCTATATTCAGTCAGGTTATTGGCTAAGTCAGCCATACCAGACTTATGTTCCTGTGACTTGTAATACTGATCTAAAAACTTGACAAATAAAGGAGATTCCTGAACAAGGAATTCAGGAATCTGCGATTCTATCACATGAGAGATTTTTACTCTTTTGATATCTGACATTTATCTTGTATAGATTGATTCGCTAGCGTAACTAGATGTTGTGACGTATGAAGTTGCAGAAGTGTTTTCTCCAGAAGAAACAACGTCAGGTAGGGCTTTAACTGTACTGTTAGATACATCTAATTGTAAATACAGATCCTTTAAAGCGATAACATCATTAGAATCTGGTATTGCTTCAACTTCTATCAGTCCACTTTCTAATGTTGCACCTGTTATATTTACCACATCTAAATTAATCTCTCCATGAAGGTAATCTACAGTACCAGCATCATTCTTAACAATTAATGGTAGATTATTTACGAGTTTAAAGAATACTAGTTTTCCAACAGTAGTCCCAGCAGTAGGAATGTCACCCAAATATAAAATTCCGTCAACACCACTGACTGTAAATCCACTGGAACGTACGCCATATCCGTTTGGTTGGTCGT